GAAAGAGCGTGAACTCGCCCTCGCAGAACGTGGCTTTATCGCGCAGGCACGGGTTGAGGAAATCAAGCTGGAGCAAATCCAGACGCAGACCGCTACCGAGGAACGTGTGGCGCTGTACGAACATGACATGAAGATTGGCGAAGGGGCATCGCAGTGGATGATTAATCTTCGTGCCAGTGTGCGCCCTGTGGTGACATATATCTTTGTGCTGGAGTTGGTCGCGTTAAACGTGGCTGGCGTTTGGTACGCCTACACGACTGGCATCCCGTTTGCGGTCGCGATGGAGAATGTTTTCTCTGATGACGAGATGTTGATACTGTCGTCAATTATTGCGTTTTGGTTCGGGACGCAAGCATTTCAGAAAAAGGGATAAGCGGTGAAGGTCAGTCCCGCCGCTATCGACATGATCAAACATCACGAGGGGGTAAGGAATAAACCTTACCGCTGCCCTGCCCTCTTGTGGACTGTCGGTGTCGGCCATGTAATTGACCCTACTCACGCTGCGGTGAAATATGAGGAGCGCAAGAATCTACCGATACCCGCAGGCTGGGATCGCGTCCTACCGATGGGAGAGGTGGATACTATTCTTGCTGAAGACCTTCGCAGGTTTGAGCGTGGCGTTCTTCGACTTTGCCCTGCTGCTACTGGCCGTCAAGGAATCTTCGATGCTCTCGTATCTTTTTCGTTCAATGTCGGATTAGGCAATCTCCAGAGATCTTCTCTGCGGATGAAGACCAACCGAGGTGACTACGAAGACGCGGCAGATGAATTCCTGAAGTGGACGAAGGCGGCAGGTCGGGTGCTGCCTGGTCTAGTGAAACGACGCAACGATGAACGTGCGTTGTTTCTCAGCTAAAGCCCAATTAACAACTCTCGCCGCTCGCGCTGGTCGCGCAGCGCGCAATAGCGCTGGTGCAGCCGGATCAAATAGGATTGGCGCGGGCGGTCGCGGTCGCGTTCCCGATCTAGCAGCGTCTTTACTTCCTGTTCGCCCATCTCACGCAACGCTTCGTTGATTTCGTGCCAGTTCATGATTTCAATTCCTCTAGTGCAATATCGGAGAGGGCGCGCTTGTCGTGCAACGCCGCCCAAATGCGTTCGTCAATCGTGTTGTTGGTGAGCAACACATAGACCCAAACATCCTGCGTCTGCCCGCTGCGGTGAATGCGGCCCATGGTCTGCTCGTACTCTTCGAGCGACCACGGCAGCGACAGGAATACCATACGGCAACCGCCGTGCTGCAAGTTCAAGCCGTGGCCGGCGGACTTGGGGTGAATCAGCAACAACTCGACCTTGCCCGCATTCCAGCGCTCGACGGCTTGCGGATCATCAATCGTCACCGCTTGGGGATAACGCCGGCGTAGCTCGGCCAATTCCTCGACGAACGTATACGCGACGATGGTGTTGGCGCGTTGGTTGCCTTCCAGCACCTCGTCCAACAATTCAAACTTGTGGCTCGAAAACCACACGGGCGTTTGCGATGTCGCAAACTTACCCGGCCGCGCAGGGTCGGGCTTGCTGTCCGAAATATAAACGAACCCCGCCGCCATCTGCTGTAGCTTGCTGGTCACAGCCCCGGCGCTCATGGCCATGGCGCGGGCATCGGGAAAGTCGTACAGAAAATCGCGCTTCATCTTTTCGTAGGGCTCGCGGTCTGGCATATCGCAGCGCACTTCTGTGACGTGGAGCGGCGGCAGCTTGTCTTTGTACTCGCCAGGCTCTAGCAAAAAGGTCGCAGGTTTAAGGCGCGCCATAACCTGTTCGAGCGCGCCTTTGCGCGGCGCCCACTCGCCGTACTCGCGGTTGATGCAGACAAAATACTGCTGCAAGAACGCGCCCTTGCTGCGGCCAAGCAGCGCCTGGTCCACGATCTTGCACTGCCCGAACACGTCTTCAAGCCCGTTGGACGTGAACGATCCCGTCAAGCCCCAGCGCAGCGTCATGGGCTCGACGACCTTCTCAAACGCCTTAAAGCGCTTGCCGCTGGGGTTTTTAAGCCGCGTCAGTTCATCGAACACCACGCCGTCAAAGTCGAGCACCTGCTCGGACAGCCACTGCAAGTTGTCGTAATTCGTGACGACAACCTGCGCCTTCGAGCGCAGCGCCGCGTTCCGTTCGGCGGGTGAGCCGAGCGCAACCGCCAGCGTCAGCGCAGGCGTCCATTTGGCCTGCTCGACTGGCCATACCAACTCGCAAACGCGTTTGGGGGCCAGCACCAGCCAGCGGCGCACGACGCCCTGCGCAAGCGCGTCCTGCATGGCAACCAGCGTAAGCGCCGTCTTGCCCGCGCCCATCGGCGCGAGCACCATCGCCCGGTCGCGCTCGAACAGGAAGTCAGCGGCCTTTTCTTGATATGCGCGCAATGAAAGCATCGACCTGCTCCGTGCTCCAAAGCACGACATAGTTCTGTTTGAGGGTTTCCATCTCGAAGGCAAACACCTTTTGCAGCGGCGCCAAGCGCCCGCGCTGCGTCTTCATCTCAACAAACCACGTCTGCCCGTCGGGCAGGCAGACGATCCGATCCGCAACGCCCCGATTACTCGGCGAGCGGAACTTGTACGCCGCCCCGCCCTGCATCTCGACGGCCCAGACCAAATAGGCTTCGATGTCTTTCTCTTTCATCGCCAAATCATAATTTATCAATGAACGCTTGACAAGCGAAAAGCCGCGCGGCAGACTGCGGCAAACGTCGTAAAGGAGAGTCCACTGTGAGTCATAGCACTATCGTCGGCGGGTCCACCGCCAAGCGCGTCATCATGTGTCCCGGCAGCGTCAAGCTCTGCCAGCAGGTGCCGCCCCGCCCCTCTAGTTCCGATGCCGACCGAGGCACGTTACTTCATAACGCCATGGCTATTTTGCTGGGGTCGAACAGCGACGCCAGCAGCATTCTTGGCATGACGTACAACGATCAGACGTTGGATGAGGAACTATTTGAAGACAAGATCGTGCCTGCGTTGCAGGCGCTCAATGACATTGACCCGAACGAGGCGCTCGAATATGCCGTCGAATCACATGTCAGCTTCGGAGACTTTCTTCCGGGCGTGTTTGGTAGCTGTGATCTTATTGGCCGTCTTGGTGACACTGCCGTTGTACTGGATTGGAAATTTGGCGACGGCGTGGCGGTCGAGGTAGACGACAACCCGCAGTTGCTGTTCTACACCGCCGCCGCCATGCGCACGTCGGGCTTGGAATGGGTGTTCGACGGCGCCAAAGAAATCGAATGCGTGATCGTGCAACCGCCCAGCGTCAAGCGCTGGGTCACCAGTTTTGACCGCGTGCGGCAGTTCGAGCGTGAGTTGGCCTTTGCGCTCAAGCAGGCCGAGAAGCAGACGCCGCCGCTGCGGATTGGGGACCACTGCCGCTGGTGCGCCGCCAAGCCCATTTGCCCCGAGATGACGGGCGCTGCGGATCGGGCGCTGGCCAAGCAGGTCAAGGAGCTCGACGCCGCGCAGCTTGGGCAGATGCTGGTAAAGGCCGATTTGCTCGAAGATTGGATCAAAGACTTGCGTGCGCTCGCGTTCACGGCGCTCGAAAGTGGCGGACAGGTGCCAGGCTACAAGCTCGTGCCGAAACGTGGCACGCGCAAATGGATTGATGAAGGCGAAGCCCAGCGCGCGCTGCGTGGGCTGGGCCTCACCGATGAGCAAATTATTGAACAGTCGATGGCGAGCCCTGCGACCATCGAGAAGGTCTTGAAGAAACAGAAGAAGCAGTTGCCGGAAGGCATTTGTCACTCTGTGTCTTCGGGGACAACGATTGCGCCCGTGGATGACCCACGGCCAGCCGTTGTACAAATCGGGCAGCAGTTGACTGCGGCCCTTTCTAAACTTGTGTAAGGAGTAGAGTCAAATGACAGGTATCGTAAAGTTCAGTTCCGCCGGCTTGCCGGCTGTGTCCACCCTCTCCACTGCGCTGCGCAGCATTGACAGCGACGTGGGCCCGCTCGGTTCAGCCATCCTCAAGATGGACAAGACCGGCCACTGGGTCTACGGCGCGGATCAAACGGAGGTCGAGGACGCGAGCGAATGGGCCGTCAACCCGTTCAGCTTCGTCCACGGCTACATCGCCTGGGGCGACGGCGAAGTGCTCGGCGAGAGCATGGTGTCGGTCGCGCAGCCCCTGCCCGAGCCGCAGCCCGCACCGCCGCAGGCCCGCAAAGGCTGGGAGAAGCAAGTGGGCTTGGGGCTCAAGTGCTTGACGGGCGAGGACACGGGGCTTGATGTGCGCTACACCACCACGTCAGTGGGCGGTAAGCGTAGCGTCCAAGCGCTCGCGGTCGCCATTGCCGAGCAGGTCGAGAAGGATTCGACCAAGCCCGTGCCCGTCGTGAGACTGGGCAAGGAGCACTACCAGCACAAGAGCTACGGCCGTATCTATACGCCCGTGTTCGAGGTCGTGCGCTGGGTGTCGATGGACGGCGACACACCGGGTGCACCGGGCCCGCTTGAAGATGAAGCGCCCGCACCAGCGGCAGCGCCCGCTGGCCGCCGTCGGCGCGTAGGCTAAAAGAGAGGGGGCTGAAAGCGGATGCGTTCATCCCCACTTACTCGCTCCGTGAGTAAGCCCCCGATCTTGGTCCGATATAACTGCCCCATTTGCGGCGTGGAGACAACGCCCGGCCGCACCTGCGGCTACCACGCTCGCCGCCGTGAATTGCACGAGCGCACGGCGCCCAAGCACCGCTTTGTGCGGTACTGGATACGTGAGCTTGGCGCGTTGATAGACGAAGCACGAGAGGCGTAACCGTGATCCTTTGGCTCGACTTTGAAACGCGCAGCCGATACGGGCTGAAGACAGGCGGCGTGTACAACTACGCCCTCGACCCGAGCACCGAGGTGCTCTGTATGTCCTACGCGTTCGACAACGACGAGGTGCAGACGTGGTTGCCGTCGCACCCGTTCCCCGAGCGCGTCGCCAACTTCAAGGGCCAGATACGCGCCCACAACGCCGCCTTCGAGCGGTTGATTTTTTGGCACGTGCTCGACATACCTTTTGAGCTCACGCAGTTCTACTGCACCGCCGCGCAAGCGCGCGCCAACTGCCTGCCCGGAAGCCTTGAAGACTTGGGCCGGGCGCTCGGCGCCAGCATGCGCAAGGACCACCGAGGCGCGGCGCTGATCCGCCAGCTTTCGATTCCGAAGGCCGATGGCACGTTCCGCGACGACCCCGAACTGATGGCCGAGATGATTGCGTATTGCGAGCAGGACGTGCGCACCATGCGCGCGGCGAGTGCCGCCATGCGGGAACTCTCCGACATCGAACTCAAAGATTACCACGTCAACGAACGCATCAACGACCGGGGCGTGCGCGTGGATGTGCCGCTTTGCAAGGCGGCGGTCGCGTATGCCGAGCAGGAACTGAAAGACATCGAGCAGCTTGTCATCGAGATCACCGAGGGCGCGCTGACTTCCGTTCGCTCACCGCGTATGCGCGAGTGGGTGGCCGAGCGCTTGGGGCCAGAGGCCCGCAAGCTCATGACCGTCTACAAGGACGGCGAGGCCAAGACTTCGATTGACAAGTCCGTGCGCGCCAATTTGCTCGCGCTCACCGACCCCGAACAAGTCCCGCCGCACGTCGCGGACGTGATCCAATGCGCCGATGATCTCTGGGCTTCGTCGGTCGCTAAATTCCAACGGCTCGCCCAGTTAGCCGGGGAGGATGATCGTGTCCGAGGAGCGTTTGTATTTGCTGGTGGAAGTGCCACGGGGCGCGCTTCAAGCTACGGGGCTCAAGTCCATAACTTCACGCGTCGCACTCTTAGAGACGCTGATGCCGCCCGTTATTCAATGGTCCGAGGTCACAGTATTGTTCCAGCCTACGGCAAACGGGTTACAGATGTCCTTCGAGGAATGCTGCGACCAGCTCTCATTCCCGCCCGAGGTCACATTTTCGTCGTGGCCGACTGGTCAGCGATAGAAGCCCGCGCGACGCCGTGGCTGGCCGCCGACCCGCAGGCCGATAGCGTCCTCGATGTGTTCCGCGCCGGCGAAGATATCTACAAGCGTGAAGCCGCTGGCATTTACCACTGCGCGCCGAGTGAGGTCACCGACGAGCAGCGCCAGATCGGCAAGGTCGCCATTCTGAGCTTAGGCTTTGCAGGCGGTGTCGGCGCCTTCGCAGCCATGGGCCGCAACTACGGCATCACGATGCACGAGTCCGACGCGCAGCGCATTGTCGATGCCTGGCGCCGTGCGAACCAGTGGGCCGTGCGCTACTGGCAGTCACTCGAAAGCGCGTACCTGCGCGCCATGCGCAACCCCGGCCGTGAGTTCTCCGCCGGCCGCGTGACGTATTTCTACGACAAGTTGCATTTATGGTACATGCTGCCGAGTGGTCGCGTGCTTTGTTATCCCTTTGCACGACTCGAAGAGGATGGCGTATCGTACTTGAAAGCCGCGTGGAAGCCGGCGCAGGATGCGACCGAGTGGCCGCGTGCGCGCTTGTGGCGCGGTTTGGCGTGCGAAAATATCACGCAGGCCACGGCCAATGATTTGTTACGTCATGCGCTGCGCGAACTTGACACTCGCGTGGCGACGACGTTGCATATTCACGATGAAATTGTGGTGGAATGCCTAGAGTCCGAAGCGGAAACGGTCGCCGACATGTTGGAATCTTTGATGTGCGCGACGCCCGAGTGGGCGGCGGGCTTTCCGCTGAAGGCTGAACCTAAATTCATGCAGCGGTATGGCAAATAAAAAGCCCCGGTGGGTTAGACCGGGGCTAAGGGCTAGCTGATCTCTCAGGGAGCTAAAGGCTTATGCAAACCTTCGTCGACTTTCTATCACAGGCCGCCCCCGAAGGCGAGACAATTTTAATTGTCCGGCAGAAGCCCCGGATGTGTGAGGGGCGCCCCGCCCTGCACGGCGACGGTACGCCGAAGTATTCGTGGGTGCCCTGTCTGCCCGAGCGGTACAACGAGGCCCGGCAGGCCGCGTGGTACGCCAACACGGCCGTGTATATCGTGGACCGATTCAAGGACGGCAAGCTCTCGGCAGGCGCCGGTTACGCCGAGCACGTCGCATTCATGGTGCTCGATGACATTGGCACCAAGTCCAAAACGCCGCCCGTCGAGCCCACGTGGAAGATCGAAACCAGCCCCGGCAATTACCAGTGGGGCTATGTCTTCGATTACGACCAGCAACCGAAAAAAGGCGAGTTTACGGCCGCGATTGTGGCGATAGCGGACGCTGGATACACCGACCGAGGGGCGATTAACGCCGTGCGGAACTTCCGCATCCCAGGCTCGATCAACTTGAAGGCCGGGCGCGATCAGTTTGCCGCGACGCTCATCGAGTTTCACCCCGAGCGTTTTTTCCTGTTGGATTCTCTCTGCCAGCAACTCGGCGTTACGCCCGCCGCCGCCGATACGGCCCGCAACCCGCATATCGCGCTCGAAGATGACGGGAACGACGCCATCCTAGCGTGGCTTGTCGAGCAAGGGCTGGTGCTCGCGCCGCCGAACGGCGAGGGCTGGGCGGGCGTTGTCTGCCCGAACCACGGCGAGCACTCCGACCACAACCCCGAGGGGCGATATCACCCGGTTCACCGGGCCTATGACTGTTTCCACGAGCATTGCGGCGATTGGACGAGCGAGCGCTTCCTGCGCTGGGTCGAGGCCGAGGGCGGACCGAAGGCGGGCTACGGGCTGCGCGATGATCTACTGGCCGTCGCCATGGAATCGGCGCTCTCGAAACTTACGCCGACCGAGGAGTACCCCGACGCCGCGCAGCAAGTCATCGAGGAAGTCGAGCGACGCGAGCTTGGCCGGATTACCAAGGCCGAATGGTTCGAGCGCTTTGCGTACTTGCAGGACGACGACGCCTATTTCGACATGATCGAGCGCCGTGAAATCTCGCGCAGTACATTCAACGCACTCTTTCGGCATGTACCCTGCAAGAGCATCCGCACGGGCCGCAGCATCGAGGCGTCGGTCTGTTACGACGAGCACCGCCAGGCTAAGGGCGCGCATTCGCTGATCGGCGTCACCTACGCCGCCGGCGAGGATATTTTGGTTTCGCGCTCGGGGCTGGTGTACGGCAACCGCTGGCGCAACGCCCGGCCCGCGACCCGCCCCGGCGCTGTTAACTTATGGCTTGCGCACGTCGAGCGCATGATTCCAGACGCCGCCGAGCGGGCGCACGTGCTCGCCGTCATGGCGTACAAGGTCCAGCACCCAAACCGCAAAATTAACCACGCCGTGCTACATGCCGGGCGCCCCGGCTCAGGTAAAGACACGCTCTGGTCGCCGTTTCTCTGGGCCGTTGGCGGGCCTATGAACGTGAACGTGGCGCTGGTGCGCAACGAGGAGTTGTCGAGCCAGTGGGGCTATGCGCTCGAATCCGAGGTCATGGTCATCAATGAACTGCGCCAGGCCGAGGCCAAGGACCGGCGCGCGCTGGAGAATCAGCTAAAGCCCATCATCGCAGCGCCCCCCGAGCTCTTGCCCATCAACCGTAAGGGGCTGCATCCCTACGATGCGCTTAACCGAGTGTTCGTTTTAGCGTTCAGCAACGAGCGCGCCGCGATCAGCTTGCCGAGTGATGATCGGCGCTGGTTCGTTGTCTGGAGCGAGGCCGAGCGCTTGCCCGAGGCCGACGCCGAGCGGCTCTGGGGCTGGTACAAGGCGGGCGGGTTCGAGGCCATTGGCTGTTGGCTTTCCTCTTATGACGTGTCCGCTTTCCAGCCTGGCGGCACGCCGCCCATGACCGAGGCCAAGGCCATCATGATCGACGCCGGCATGTCCACGGCCGAGTCGTACCTTGTCGAGATGATGCGCGCCCGCGCCAGCGAGTTTGCGCGCGGCGTCGTCGGCTCGCCGTTTCACGCTGTATGTGATCGGGTCGCGGGCGCCATGCCCTCGGGCGTCAAGGTGCCGCAGTCGGCGCTCTTGCACGCGCTCCGCGAGGCCGGCTGGATTGACTTGGGCCGCGTCGCGAGCGGCGATTATCCGTCGAAAAAGCATATTTTCGCCGCGCCCGAGATGGCCGGGCGCAGCAAGTCGGAGCTGCGGCGCCTCATCGAAGCGCCGCAAGCCCCTGCGCTGTCAGTTGTCCCCGTCGTCAAAAATAATCGAAACTAAAATGGCCACAATCATGCATACCAGCGCCCAAGTCATGGGGCACCGCCCGGCGGCGCTGCGGGCTCGGGCGGGCGCTCGCGCGCCTTGACCCGTTCCAGTAGCTCATCGGCCGTATGGTGCAGCCCCAGCGCTGTCGCCGCGACGCTCTGCAGCATCCACACTACGGGCTCGGGGCTGGCGCACGCCAATATGCCCCGCAGCGCTTTTTCGTATCGCGCTGCGCGTATCTCAGGCGGCTCCCATGCGCGGGCCGCTGGGCCGGCGGGTATGTCTTCCGGTTCCCAGAGCTCGCGCTGCTGTTGGTCTGTCAGATAGACGCCCATAAGCTCACCAGTACTCGCTCACGGCGTGCCAGCGCCGGCTGCAGCGATAGTTGGGCGGGGGCACGTGCGCCCATTCCCGGCGCAGATCGGCACGCCAGCACGCCAGCCATCGGCGTAGGGCGCTCATGGTAGGCGCCAGAGCGCAGCGGCGGCGGGCCCGCGTGGCACGCCGTCAAGCTGGGACACGGACACAAAATGCGTCGAGCTCTGCCAAGTTTGCCGCGTGCACGCCGGCGTCATGCGCCAGTCGCACGCCCGCGCGCCGTCGGCGTGCGGGTCATTTTTGAATACCATCACCAAGTTGCGCGCCAGCCGCTCGGCAAGCTTACGCGTCGGGGCGATAAGGTTGTCAGTGTGGGCGCCGCCGCGCACGCCAAACTCAATCACGTATTTCATAGCCGGTCCTCACTCTGTTTGCGGAATTGCTCGGGGCTTGTGACCAGCGAGCGCAGCAAGTCTAGGAACGGGTCGACGCCTGCGCCCATGCAGCGCAGGCAGTCTACTGCGCGCCCGTCGTCGTCAATCTCGGCGCAGGCGTAGCCGGACCCGTCGCAGCCCTGGCAGGGCGGGCGATTGTGGGCGCGGGTCATAGGGCACCATTCGCGCGCTGAATTGCCGCGTGCGCAGTATCGGCGACGGTAAAAATTAGATCGAGCGCTTCATCGCGCGGTAGGCCCGCTAGATCGTGCGTTGTGTCGTGCAATATCGCTTGCAGCGCGGCCAATAGCTCCGGCGCTGCGGCGATTAGGCGGGCGTTCGCCATTTTCTCGGCGTCGGGCGTTGTCTCATTCGCCCAATGGTCCGTCACCATTGCCAGCAGGGCATCGCCGGCGCGGATATTCGGGCCCGTTACTCGCCACGGGCCGGGCGTATGGGCGGCGCTCATCGCGGCACCTCGACGGGCTCGGGCGCGTAATACTCGCGCCACGGTCCTAGCATGTCCGCAAAGGGCTTGACGCTATAGAGCACGCCGCGACGGGCTCGGGGCATGCCGCCCACAATCGCCACGCGCTGCATGTCGGGCCGGTCCACGGCCGCGCGGCGTATAGCCTCAGCCTGGCGCCAGTCGTCGCATACGATCACGAGCACGTTACGCTTGCCGACGCATGCACCCCAGCCGCTCATGAATCGATCGCTCATGCGCACGTATATCTTGCCGCTCATAACGTCACCCCCACGGCCGTTGCGACTTCCGAAATGATCGACTCCGGCTTGCGCGTGCCTGAGCGGTTCAGGCACCAATACCGCTTGCCGATGCGAACGTGCCAGGCGTATATATCCGCGCAGAGCGCCTCCGGCACAAAAAACGCCTCGGAATCTGTCGCGCTGCATTTTTGCCATTTTGCCGGCGGTAACACGCCCAGCATGTCGAGAAACTGCGCGCGCGTAATCTCCACCGGCGCCCGGCAATATATCTGCGCTTGCGCGTCGTCGATCATGCGGCCCGCCTCATCGAGCGGCACTAGCTGCACGTTTTCGCCTGTTTCGGCGCGCAGCTCGGCGAGCGTGCGCTTGTAATACGCGCAGCGGTACTCGCCGCCCTGCAGCGTGGCAATCGAAAGTAAGTGTGTTTTTCCTGGAATGTAGAATGTCATCATAACTGTAGTGTCCTTTAGGTTAGAAAATGGGCGCCCGCAGGCGACGCCCGAGTGGAGCTTCGGGGCTTTAGGCTGCGGTCGTTGATACCGCTGCGGCCGCTTCCAGCGCGACGCGCTCGGCTGTTTCGTCGCTGTAGGGTATAGCGTCGACGTGCGCCATGGCGCACGCGGCCAGCGGCGCATCATCGGCCATGCGGTCGCGCAGCGGCATGATGATGACCACCATGTCCGGGTCGCTGTCGCACACAATCGCCGGGTTATTCCCGCGCTGGAGCACGCGCACCGCGTGGATACCGCTTTTAGCTTTCGATACGTTGCGCGCGATAGCGAAAGCGGCGCATGCGTCGGTGACATAATCGGAATTGAGCACGGCCGGCGCGCCGTCGAGCACGGCGGGCTCACCTTGCGGCACTACGCGGCGCCAGTCTGGGAACTGGCCGTCAATCGTGAGCCCGGACACTTGACCCGTCGGCGTCGCGATTGTCACGGCGCGGCCGTCGATTGTAATGGACACGTCGCAAGCGCCCAGCGCTTTGCCGCGCGCGTACTCGCCGCCGAACTGTTTTAGCGCGGCGTCGATCAGTTCATTGGGCACCACTACCGGCGCCGCGTCGCGCTTTACGCCGCGCGCTGTCGCGCAAAGCATGCGGTGGCCGTCGGTCGCGACGACTTTACCGCGCTGGGTATCGAGATATACGCCGTTCAAGTAATAACGGATATCGCCGTTGGCGGAGTGCGTGCGCGCAGCGCGCAGGGTGGCGAGAGATACGGTTAAGGTATACATAGTTGAATGTCCT